TGGTTCGCAAGTATAACCCAGAGCTGGACATTCGATTCCTTTTCATGAATGCAAAGAACCGCCTGTCCTCAAAGTCTAAGACCACTTACGCCCAATGGTGTGAGAAGTATGGCTTCCAGTGGGCAGACAAACAACTACCGAAAGAATGGCTTTTGTAAGAACACACATACCTTGCGAATCCTGTGGCAGCTCAAACGCTGCTGCGATGAATGATGATGGATCGACTTATTGTTTCTCCTGTGGAAACTTTGAGCCGACCTCAAAAGATAACACACACACTATGACTGTAACAACACAACCAACGGTCAATGGGGCTTTCCTTATCGGAAAAGTACTTCCATTGGATGCTAGAAAAATTAACGCAGAGACATGCCAAAAGTTTGGCTACAAGATCGGCAAGCAGTATGACAAGGTTTGTCACATCGCTGAATACCGGGATCTCCAAGGAAACCTAATGGCCCAGAAGCTCCGCTTTGAGGACAAGTCGTTCTCGTCAATCGGAGTTCCTTCGACATTCTTTGGTCAACACCTGTGGCCCAATGGTGGTCGTAAGCTTGTTGTCACCGAGGGTGAGATTGATGCCCTTAGTTTGTCGCAGGTATTCGGAAACAAGTGGCCAGTCGTGAGTCTCCCTACCGGGGCCGCAGCAGCCAAGAGCGCCTTCAAGAAAAACCTTGAGTGGCTCCAGAAGTTCGATGAAGTGATCCTGATGTTCGATGAAGACGCTGCTGGCCGCAAAGCCGTGGAACAAGTCTCATCGATCCTTCCGGTAGGCAAGTGCAAGGTAGCCCGTCTACCACTTAAGGATGCCAATGAGATGCTGATGCAAGGCAAAAGCGAGGAGCTTGTAAGAGCGTTCTGGGATGCCAAGATCTGGAGACCTGATGACATCGTTGAGGGAAGCGAAGTTTATGATCGACTACTCAACCCAAAGAACACAGAAAGTATCCCCTATCCATTCCAAGGACTCAATGAAAAGACAAGAGGTATCCGCAAAGGTGAGATCGTTACTGTGTGCGCTGGTAGCGGCATTGGTAAGTCACAGATATGCCGTGTCATTGCTCACAATCTGGTTCGTAATACCGACAAACGCATTGGGTATATTGCCCTTGAAGAGTCTATTGAGCGGACTGCTAGTGGTATCGTGGGCTTGGAACTTGGTTGTTTGTTACATCTTGCGGGAGAGATAAAAGAAACTGAGGCGCTCAAGAAAGCCTTTGATGCCACGGTTGGATCTGGAAGGTTCTTCCTGTATGACCACTGGGGTTCCTTGGAATCCGATAACCTCCTTGGTCACATCCGTTACATGGCCAAAGCTCTTGATGTGGACTACATTGTGTTGGATCACCTTTCCATTGTTGTTTCCGGTCTAGGCGATGGCGATGAGCGTCGTATGATTGACAACACAATGACCAAGCTGCGGTCCCTTGTAGAAGAATGTAACATTGGCATGATCGTCGTGAGTCACCTTAAGCGACCGGAAGGCAAAGGACACGAAGACGGCGCAGCAACATCGTTGGCTCACCTTCGTGGCTCCGCTGCGATTGCTCAGTTGTCCGACATCGTTCTGGGACTTGAGAGAAACCAACAAGATCCCCAGAACAAGAACATCACAGCCCTAAGGGTTCTTAAGAACCGCTTCACGGGTGATACAGGGCTTTGCTGCCATCTTCAATACGACAAAGAAACAGGTCGCATGGAAGAAACAATCCTTGAAGATTCCAGCGAAGATGCAGAAGATGACTCCACCAACCCGTTCTGAAATACACGCACATATGAAAATTCTATTCTTTGATATTGAAACAAACGGCATCGACCACTGGCAGACCAAGGCTGGGCTTAAGGATCTTCATTGCCTTTCGATCTATGAACCATCGGAAGATAAGATGCAGTCCTTCAGCACTACCGCAGGGAATGTCCAAGAGGGTTTAGATCTATTGTCTGAGGCTGATTACATCTGCGGACACAACTCCATTAAGTTCGACGCTCCGTGCCTTGAAAAGCTCTACGGGTTTACGCATAAGAACGTCCTTGATACCTTGGTGATGGCAATGTGCATTTATCCTGACGCAAAAAATGATGACTTTTCCCGTCAAGATTTCCCAAAGGATCTTATCGGAAGGCATTCCTTGAAAGCTTGGGGATACCGCATCGGACAGTATAAGGGTGATTTTGGAACAACTACTGATTGGTCTTGTTGGTCCCAAGAGATGCAAGATTACTGTGAGCAAGACGTTAAGGTAACCTATGCGTTGTTTAAGCATCTCACCAAGAATGGCCCTTCTCGTCAGATGTTGTTTCTTGAGCACGACTTCGCTGTGTTGATGCAGCAACAAGAGAACAATGGATGGCCCTTTAACATCAAGAAGGCAGAGGAACTTACGGCTAACCTTATGGCTGCTCGCGGTGTTCTTCAGCAACAACTCCAAGAAGCCTTTCCACCGACCTTTGAAGAGATGAAGTCTTCGCTGGGATGGGAAGTTGAGGGAATCCAAGGAGCCACCAAGAAAGAACTTGGGGTTACCTTAAAGGAACTTGGAAAACGTCCCGGTGAAATTACAAGTTTGTTGAAGCTGGCAACCAAGCTGGACAATAAGAAAAAGGAAGTCCTCTTCAACCCCAATAGCCGTGACCAGATCTCTGAACGACTCATGGGACTTGGATGGAAACCAACAGCATTTGAAGGGAAGCGCCCAGCGATCAACGAAGCGGTCCTGCGTGAAGTAGGGTTACCACAAGCTGATATCCTGTGTGAATACCTGCTGCTTGCCAAGCGTCTCGGACAGGTGGCTGAAGGTAAACAAGCGTGGCTCACTCTGGAGCTTAATGGGCGCATCCACGGGGAAGTTGTAACAGGAGGAGCAGTGAGTGGTCGATGCACCCATAGAAACCCCAACATCGCCCAAGTTCCCGCAGGTCGTGCTCCGTTTGGCCATGAGTGCCGCAGTTGCTTTGAGGCTCCTGTAGGTAAAGTCCTTGTGGGGGCGGATGCTGCTGGCCTTGAGCTTCGCTGCCTTGCTCACTATCTTCATCAGTGGGACAAAGGTGCATACTCAAAAGAGATCGTAGCGGGTGACATCCACACGGCCAACCAAAGGGCTGCTGGATTACAGACACGGGACCAAGCCAAGACGTTCATCTACGCATTCCTTTACGGTGCTGGAGATGCCAAGATTGGCTCCATCGTAGGTGGTTCCTCACGTGAAGGTAAGAAACTTAAGGCTGACTTCATGCGCAGGATACCCGCCATCGGTAAACTCAACGACACCGTGCAGCTCCATGTTCAACGCACCAATACCTTAAAGGGACTCGATGGGCGCATCCTTCCTTGTCGCTCCCCACACAGCGCGTTGAACCTCTTGCTTCAATCGGCTGGTGCTGTGTTGATGAAACAGGCACTTGTGACGTTCTCAAAGAAGGCCGCACATCCTTATGAGCTACACGGAAACATCCACGATGAAGTCCAGTTCTCTTGTGACCCTGAGCATGCGGCTGATTTAGGTAAAACATTCATCCGTTCTCTAAGGACAGCAGGGGAGATCTTGAATTTCAAGTGTCCCTTGGATGGCGAGTTCAAAGTCGGAAACAACTGGGCAGAAACACACTAATTAAAAAAACAAAAATATGAAAGCACTTATTGACGGAGACATGATCCTTTACAGGGCATGCTTCTCAGCAGAGAAAGAAATCCGATGGGACGACGATATTTTCACGGTTCACAGTGACTTTAGTGAGATCAAGAAATCCTTTGTAGGACTTATCGACTACATCCAAGAGGAACTTAATGCCTCTGATATTATCGTATCGTTCAGTGATCGGCTTACCTTTCGTCACCAGATGTATCCCTTATACAAGGCACAGCGCCAAGGCAAGAGGTCACCGCTTGGGATCAACGATCTTCGTGAGTGGGTCTGTGAAAGCTACGACATCGCCTTCTGGGAGAACATGGAGGCCGACGATGTGTTGGGGATCATGGGTTCAGCAGACCAAAAAGGTTCCATCATTGTCAGCGCAGATAAAGACTTTGAGACAGTTCCTTGCCAGTGGTTTAACTTCCTTAAAGGTGAGTTGCGAACCATCACCCCAGAACACGCCAGTAAGTTCCATTTGATGCAGACCATCATGGGAGACAGCACGGATAATTACTTTGGAATCAAAGGAGTAGGACCAAAGACTGCCGAGAAGATGTTGGAGAAAGATGGATACACATGGGACACAGTTCTCAAGGCCTATGAAAAAGCTGGACTTACTTATGACGATGCACTAATGAATGCACGGTTGGCTTACATCCTCCAACACCAAGACGTAGATCACAAAACAAAAACAATTAAACAACTATGGACACCACCAACATACCAGTCGATTCCCGCGAGTATTTCAAAGGATTCCGATACGACCACGCGACTCTTCCAGATTCCGGGGAACGATCGGAGTTCAGCACAGGTGCCGTGAGGGATGCCTCGGTGGGCAAAGGGATTCCTTCGGCTATCCCACCACGGGCTTTGATGAAGCTGGCAAGGCGCTTTGAAGATGGCGCAGCCAAGTATTCACGGGACAACTGGAAACAAGGAATACCATTGAGTCGCTACGTGGACAGCCTGTATCGCCACCTGTGGGCGTTCATGGAGAACGATGACACCGAGGATCACCTTGGGGCTATCATTTGGAACGCAGTGTGCCTAAGTGAGACGATGGATTTGATTGATGGTGGTGTGGTATCCCCGGATCTTTACGACATTTAATGCACTATTAGGATTACCATGATGGACGAGTATTCAATATTCCCTGCAATTTCATTCCAGCTTATCAAGGCTTTGGAAGAAAGGTTTCCACAAAAGGATTTCACTCCGAGTGATACTTGCAGGGATATTGATTACCACTGTGGGGCACGGAGTGTTATTAGGTTCCTTCATCAAACGTATGAAGATCAGAACGAAAACATTCTAAACTAATAAAGAAAACTAAAACGATATGTGCTTCTCATCCCCTAAAATGGCGTCTCCTGCCCCACCACCCCCGGCTCCACCACCACCAACCCCAGTGGCTGAAACAGTCCAAGCTCCGACGATGCCCACTGAGGCCAAGAAGCGCACGGCTGGAATCTCTTCGCTTATCATTCGGCGTCCTACGGTTTCCACAGGTTCCTCTGGAACTGGCGCAAGCATCAACTACTAAACTAAAATGGCTACCTTTAACTACTCCCGCACAGTCCTCTTTGCAGAACTCACTGGCGGTGCTCTTAACATCGACGTTGTTGGTAATGGTAAACCTTCGGGCTTTGCTGTGGCAGGGACATTCTCAGGGGCAACCGTAAAACTCCAGCAACTCATTGGGACAACCTATGTTGACCTTGGTGTTGAGACGACCCTGACTGCCAACGGTGGTGGTTTGTTTGTTACCCCGATTGGTTCGCTTCGTGTTGCAATCTCAGGAGCCTCTGCTGGTTTCTCTGTGACTGTGATCATCAAGCCCATCGAACTGTAAGATTACCATGGCACGTCACCGCAAGCTCACCCAGAAATTCGCTGGTTTCCCAATGTTCAAGTTGGCGACTGGTGGAGATACATACCCACTTA